TCAACCTATAGTAATGCTCTAGGTCAACGTGGGCGAAGCAAATGCGAAAAAATCCTGGAGTCCGTTAAGTGTAAGGGTTTTCTTTTGATCTTTGTAAGTATATTCAATAGTATGCTTTAAACTGGGGATTGTCTCAAGAAAAGAATTCATCTTACTCAAATCCTCAGTAGACATCTGTTCAACGAATTTTATCTGTTCTTGTTTTGTAGCATCCTTAAACGGAAAAGCCTCGTCATCTTTATAGATTGTATCAATCAAACGAGCAATTATATTGAACATTCTCTCTACTTCTGACTTCCCGCTAATAGATTTCAGTTCATTCAATAGACCTAAATTTGGATAACTCATCTCAAGGGTTGTATCTTCTCTTAGTTTAATGATGTTGTGATCTTTAGGAACATCAATATTGATTTCGTTAAGGTTTAACGTAATTTCAATATAGTCATCCTCTGTTGGTTTCTTTTCTTCCTTCTTCAGTTCCTCTGATCGTTCTGGTGGAAGAAATTTAATTGTCGAAACATCATCGACTGACCGTATTCTTAACTGAACCATCAGATATTCAAGGTCGAAGGTTGCAAGTTTCTCAACATTGATCCTTGTAGTTAAAATACAGTCCTTTAAAATCTTAATGATAGCATTATACATCTGCTCCTCATCTTCACTCTCAATCGCCATCAATAGAATCTTTTGTTCTTTAGCTAAGAACGGTCGGATTCGAATTTTCTTTCGGGTTGATGGTAATTTAATTTCATACTCAGGTACAGATAATGTAGGTAGTGGCATGTTATAATCATCCTTTCTTAATGATATTATTGTGGCGGCTTTGGTATTTCCTTTGTCGCCTCCTATAGTTTTATAAAGTTACATGTTTCAACTATGAAACCTCATCCGGCCAGGTCAACCCCGGCTCCCGCATCTACGGCTCCCGCATCTATATCAAGTTCACTAATCTTAGTCCCTCTAATATCTCGGCCAGTCTTGCTAGTGCTTGCAAGCTCTACGGGTAACCATTTACGATATGCAAATGTTACGCTTAATTTATGTATTGTGTTTTCTTGTGAATGATCAAGTGTTAGTTCTGCTATACTCATAGGAAAAGCCTCGATCAGTTTAATTGCGTATGGAGAACTATCCTGTGTAGTTAGTTGTCTTACCTCAATATCACTTACAAAATCTGAATAGTAACTAAACTCATGAGTAACAGGGTCCATGATTAATGCTTGCCACAAATCAAAGTATTGCTTTTCATACATGTCACGACCTATACGAAATGTGAATGTAGCATCAGCATAGATTTGTGAGTATGGAGATTTTCGATACGGACCAAAATGCTGAACTTCTTTTGTTGCAGTTGCTTTACCGGGGAATGTTGCCCCTTCACAAGCAAAGTTAATACGTTCCCCTGTTAAAAACGGAATACCAAGACTACCAAGTCCTGTAACTCCCATTGTTGTGGAAATTACACGATCAATGGTTTCTGATAAACTTCTTTTGGGATGTATCAATCCGGGGGGTGGAGAGATAAGAACTTCAAACCGATTACTACGAGATACACCATAAGCATTCAATGATGCTATGATATTTCCCATGAATGGTGGGAAAATACTTGAACCACTGAAGGGTAAATTTTTAATAAATGGTTGTAGTTGTGACATTGTATGCTTCTCGGTAGACTAGTTTTTTCTTATAAGACGTTGACTACGCATCCAAACCTGTCTCTTATTAATTTGTCGAAATTTCTCTACAGGTAGGTGAATCGCTATTTCCCACTCATTTCCCGGCACTCTAATAATCTGTGAACGAATATGTTCTGGATCATATCTCTTTATCATTGCCTTATATGCTCTATACTTTCTTGATTTTTTCATTGTTGGATAGCGTAGCAGCAACCTGCTGTTTTCCTCTGGCGGTTGGTTGGTTGCCCATTTTATCGAATTACTCAAGAAAAGCGCCCGTGTCTTATAGTCCACATAGTGAAAGTTCAACCCAAGAAACGATCCATTTTTGTAAATCTTTAGTAAATAGATAAGAGGAAATCGGTCCCAATATGATAAATCACGCTTTCCTTTGGGATTATAAAAGAACATATAGAATCGTCCACGAAACCTTTGCTGTCTTCGTCTATCTGCATCTTTCAAAATCTCTTTTCTAATAGCACCATCTGCCTGAAATTTAGGTCTTAGTATACGCCGCTTTAATTCAAACCACTCGAATGCCTCCTTTGAAAGAGACTCTCGATTTGTTGCTGCAAATTCTTCTGATATGTTATCAAAAAATGTCTTCTTCTTAGCCATTGCTTTATTTATACGCTGACAAGTCTTTTTCTGTTAGTACAATAAAACTCCAACCTTGCTTATTTGCGTACTGTTCGGCTGCTTGCCATTTGGCTTTATTGATTGACCATGTTGCTAAATCTCTTGCATATCGTTTTCTTTGTTTCCAATGCGCACCTTCCTTTAAGATTGGAGCTTTACACTGCTGTGATGACTTGATTTCAACCAGCTTTTCCTCTATTTCTTGCTTATTATTTTTGTACCTGATAAAGAAATCTACGAAATATCGATGTCGCCTATTATCAACTGGAGAGATATACGGAATCGCTAATTCTTCACTAGCCCAGTTCATTACATTTGAATGTCGGTCTAAGTATGACATGAAGCGATATTCGAGCCAACTTCTATAAATAATGTTTTGTGGGTTCCCTAAGTATTTACTTGGTTCTTTGGGACGAAAGCGGCCTTTATAAGACATTAAAGTTCCAATATAAATAAGTTGTAATTCCCCTGTATATTTAGTGAGACACAGCTATGGCACAAACACTTGATCCTTCACAAGCACAAGGTAAGTCTGGAAAAAAGACTGTTGCAACAATTGCTGCTGAACACTCTAAGTATGATTTTCAACAATTGATTTATCCTTTAGAACTGGAAAACGATCCGGGTCTTGGTCATTATATCATCTTTTATATTAACGAATCTTCAGGATCGAGATTTAAAACAAGCCTCCAAGAAACAACAGACTTGGCAGCCGAAGGTCTTGCTGGATTAACTGGAGCGTCCTTTGAAGCAGCCACTAAAGGTGACCTAGCATCTCAAAATCAGTCAATCACAAGGCGCAAATTAGGATTAGATAGAACTACTGTGCGATCTAAACGAGCAATTATACTCTATATGCCAGCACAACTATCCACTACGTATGGGTTTCAATATGAAGATACGGATCTATCTGGGGCTGTAGCGTTGACGGGTGCAACTTCGGCAGCATGGAATCAACTTAAAGCGATGGCTACTGGTTCTGGTGAAGTCGTTGACACAAGTGCCGCAGGAGAGATAGTTAAGATGAAAGGATTGAAAGCACTTCAGAGTGTCGCTGATACAGCAACATCTTTTGCGGGATTGGGCGGTGCAGCAGGAGTCGTGGGTGCTACATTTCGAGCAGTTACCAACCCACATATGAATGTTTTGTTTAAAACGGTTGATCCAAGAACATTCTCATATGAGTTCGATTTTATGCCAAAAAGTGAAGATGAGGCTCAAGTTGTTCATAATATTATTACAGCTTTCAAGTTCTATGCACACCCGGAACTACAGGGTGATCCTGGAAAAGCATCGTATGGTACATTTTGGACATTTCCCGGTGAATTTGAAATTGAATTTTATAGTCATGGTGTAGAAAATAAGTTCCTTCATAAGCAGGCGGTTTGTGTTTGCACAGGAATTAATGTCAATTACGCTCCTGATGGACAGGTTGCTTTACATAAATCTGCGACTTCTGGGGGTGGGTATACCACTGGAAATCCCCCTGTTCGCACAACTTTATCAGTCTCATTTAAGGAAATAGAACTACTGACCAAGGAAAGAATTGCTGAAGGGTATTAAGCTATGGCATATTTTTCAAACTTCCCAAAAATCATCTATGATTTAAACAAAGATAAGAACCGAAAGGTTATTACAGATATTTTACGTCGTGTTGCGATTCGTCAAAAAGTCAAGACAAATGCTAGTGTATTTGAAAATTATCAAACAAATGGATTGGATCGTCCAGAAATTTTAGCTGATAAAATCTATGATGATTTAGAACTCCACTGGATCATAATGATGATGAATGATGTAGTTGATCCTTTCTATGATTTTGCATTAGATGATCAGAGTATGGAAACAATTATCGATACGAAATATCCTGGACAAGCTTTCTTTTTGAATGATGGTTTAACAGACGATGCAACATACCCACACACAGATATTTTTTCTTATACCCGCGCAAGTGAACCTTCTGTTATGTTTCCCAAAGGAGCAACCTTGTTAAATAATACTCAAGGGTGGACTAATGAAGCCACAGTTTATAGGTTTAATAGAACATATCAAAGGTTAGAAGTTACAGACATTACTGGATCGTTTTCTGCTGGTGATCAGATTTTGGCAAGAGTTGGTGGTGAGACAGTAACTAGAGCAACAATAGGAAGAATCGTAACCAGTAACCCATCTGCATTACATCACTTTGAAGATTCCGATGGGAACTTTCTACCACCACTTCCAACTAGTCTTGTTGAGCCAATCACAAAGAATTTGAAAGAGTACATAGACAGATTTAAAAAGCCTATTCCTATACCAGAGGAGTCTTCGAGTGTAGTAACAAATAGAGGCTATGAAGATTCTCTCAACGAAGCGAAACGCGAGATCAAGCTACTTTCTCCAAAATTCGTTTCAATAGTAAAGCAGGAATTTGAAGAATTGATTAAACAATAACATACAATGGCTGATAATCAAAATAAATTAGAGCAAGTCAACTCGGTTGATATCGATAAGTTAACTATTACGACACAAGATGGAACAGAGTTTGATCTTCGATCTGTCTTTGGTGTAATTAACATCTTTGAGGATATCTTCAGCAACACTCTATCTGGAAATATTCTGATTACAGATGGAAGTAATTTTGTCAGTCGATTTGCAATTAGTGGTCGAGAACGTCTGCATATTAGATGGAGAACTCCAGGTCGTGAATCATTTACTGATATGACATTTCAAGTTTATAAGATATCTGGTCGAAGTCCAGTTTTAGAACGAGTTAAATTTTATACGTTTCATTTTACATCTCTTGAAGGAATTAAAGATACTATTACTCGTATTGATCAATACTATAACGCACCAATTGGAAAAATTGTTGAGGATGTCTTCAATAACTATCTACGAAATGAGGATATTCCTAAAGAGTTGATCGATATAGGGAGAACAAGAGACAATGTTGCTGTCACAGTTCCTGGATGGAATCCATTAAAGTTGATTAACTGGTTATGTAAACGCGGTGTTTCAGAAACATACAGAAATTCAGATTATTTTTTCTATGAAACGATCAATGGTTTTCATTTAATGTCATTAGGTTCATTAGCACATCGTCCAGTTGTAAAAGAATATATTCAATCTACAATGCCTGTTCGTTCTACGGAAGATCGTCGTGTGCGTGAACTCGACACAGAGTTTCGTACATATGAAGACTTCACAGTTCATGATTCATTCAATACATTTCAACATACACAAAACGCATCCTTTGCCTCAAGATTGATAACACATGATCTTGTTACCAAAAAAATAGAAGAACACACATATGACTATTTAAAACGAACAGATATTAATAATTATCATAAGCCCGGAAACCAATCTCACATGGAACCTTATCCCATGTTAGCAGAAGGTGACATGCTTACAAAGCAAGCAAAGATCAATACATTTTTCTATCCAAAACACAAAAATCTTCATAATGGATTTAAAAATAATCATGCAGAGGATTGGTTGCAGGAACGAAAGTCAAATCTGAATCTAATGGGACATGTAAAATTATCATTAACTGTTCCAGGAGATACGGGAGGTCCAGGTAGATCTAGAGAGGTTGGTGATGTTGTTATAGTACAATGTCCATCTATAGAGTTTGATCAACCAGAGTTTGAAGCAGACCCCTATCTAAAGGGAAAGTATATGATTACTGCTATTCGTCATATGATCAGTCTTGATGATTATAAACTTAAATTGGAAGTTTCAAAGGACTCATTACCATCACCAATTCCTACAAAAAACGTAGAAGCTGATGTTACACCATCGAGTAAGGGGTATAGGAATGAAGTTTCCGCAGCACCAGATGGTGGTGGACCCCCCGCACCACGACGCAAACGACGACGCGGACCAGATTGGTCCGCTAACGTAGCGGAGGGGCAGGAGGGCGACGATGACGCACTCGACTAGCAGGAGGCTCCCTATTGTCTGATATGATTTGGTATGGTGTTGTGGAAGACCGTAAAGACCCACTAAAATTGGGTCGCTGCCGAGTCCGCATACTTAAACATCATACAGCCATTCGAGGAAAACTGCCAACTCAACATCTTCCTTGGGCATATCCAGCACAACCAATTACCTCTGCTGCAATGAGTGGTGTTGGTCAGACCCCCTTGGGCCCTGTTGAGGGAACGTGGGTGATTGGATTTTTTCGTGATGGGAACGAGGCACAGCAACCAGTTTTCTTTGGTACTCTAGCTGGGATTCCAGAAGAGCTAGCCGATATTGGAAAGGGATTTAATGCTCCTACTGATCCGCGAGATAAGACTGGAACAAAGCCAAGGTTTCCAAGAAAGGATCATCTTAACGAACCAGATACAAATAGACTAGCACGAAAGGAAAATCTTGAGGAAACAATTTTATACAGAAGGGAGAAGCTATTAGACTCTGACGTTGCTATTGCTAATAGTAGCAAAACATTCTCAGAACCCGACTCTTCTTATCATGCTGAGTATCCCTATAACCATGTCTATGAATCTGAATCAGGACACATATTTGAAGTTGATGATACTGAAGGAGCAGAACGACTTCACAGATATCATAAAGCGGGAACTTTTGAAGAGATTCGACCAGATGGATCGAGAGTTCTTAAGATTGAAGGAAAAGATTATACGATCATAATCAAAAATAAGCATGTGCATATTAAGGGCAATGCTTATGTAACAATCGATGGAGACTTGCGTGAGTTTGTTAAGGGAAACGTAAATCGAGAAATTAGTAAGAATCTGACTGAGGTTATTGGAGGCACTGTTAAAAGAACAATTGGTGGTAATGAGGAAGTACGTGTTGGTGGTAACTATAATCGTGCTGTAGCAAAAAATATTTTCGTTGATGCTACTAGTGGAATGATGACGCTTCGCGCGACTAAGAAGGTTGGTATTGGATCTCATGATGATCTTACACTAGAGGGAAAGAATGTTACAATAAAAACAGGAGGGGAGTTCAATATTATTGGTGGTAGTAGCTTCTCTCCTTCTGGGTTTAAGTCAAACGTAGACACCAGTATCACATCCGCTACTGGTGCGCTAGGTGATTTAAAAAGTTCATTACCTGCAATGCAGGCAAGTGGAATTGAAGATACATTGAAACCAATCTCTGAAGCACCAGAATTTGTTAAGTCTAAAGGTGTTGAAGCTCTTAATGAAACTTTTGGTACTGAAGTGGCAAAAGAAATACGTGAGGGATCACCCAAATCATATGACAAACTGGTTTCAGCCATTGCAGAGGGAGATGTTGATGCGTTGGTTGCTACAGGCGCGACTTTAGATTCCGTGCAGGCTGGTGTTGATGATCTTTTAAAGTCCTCGCAGGCTGCTGTTGATAATTACACAAGTTCTGTAGATAAGTGGACGAAGGGGAAAGTCTCGGACATTAAGAATGGTGATGTTGATGTATTGGTTGCCTCTGGTATAGATTTAAAAACCGCGCAAACCGCCGTCGATAAGTTTTCAGATATCTCAATAAACACAATAGAAAAGAAAATTACCAACACAACAAAATCTCTTAGAGAAGACTTAACACCTTCATTAGATAACTTTACAATTGATTTTGATCAGAATGTAGAGGATGGTCTTTTAAGCTATCGTCCAGATTTTGGAAATGAACTTAAAGGAGAGATGTTTACTTCTATAGAATCAGCCCAAGCCTCTGTTACTGCAAAGTTGGAACCTCTTACACAACAATTTACAGATACATTTGGCTCAGTTAGTGGTACGCTAAATGCCTCCATAACTAATGCTTTGGGTAATGTTACAAATCCAATTGACGATATTAAAACAAAGCTTTCTCAAACCAAAACTCAGATCACTTCATCTATCAACAACACTTGGGATTTTGCTGGTTCGCTTGATACGCATGTAACAGGGTTGATGCATACGCACGCAGGACATACAGACTTTACACGGATATAATTATGAGTTTTCCTTCTAAATTAATACAGAAAGATGTTGGACTGTCTGGAAAGCGATTAGCTATCTTTAAGATGATTCAAGATAAAAAAGCATTTGTAAATCATTTGACTGTTCCTATTAGTACAGCTAAGAATAATTTGGTTGCAGCTAGAGAAGACCTTGACACGTTTAGCTTACCGATCTTTGGAGAAACAGCTAATGATAATATCACATCAACGGAAATAGGTGTTCTACAAAGTCAAATCAATACTACTATTTCAATACTCAATACACTAAAAATACACACAGATCGACTGAGTGGTGTAACATATGATAATTCGGAATCTGATCCACAATTTAAAGAGTTGTTCTATGTGGCTAGGGCCCATGCACAGATTCAATGTACACTCGGTATCGATGTTGATGCGTTTGATGAAATCTTTGGTAGTCAGGTACTTCTAGATGATTTGATAGATAATTTATCTGTATACGCTGACACAATTGTCGATGATATTGATGATGCAAGATTAGCTGAACATAGATCAAGTTCTAGCTCCAGGACCAGTCATGATTTCCAGGGGGAAAGTATCAGTAGCCTTAGCAGCACCTCTGACTATGCCAACAGTTCCACTTCTAGTATCGAAACATATAGTACCAGCTCTGATAGTACTTTATCTTCCAGTAGTACCTTAGCATACAGCACTTCATCACTATCAAGCTTATCATCACTTGGTTATGACATCACTAGTACTAGTTCAGCCGCAACTACGAGTTCCTCTAGCAGCAGTCTTTCCAATTCTAGTCCAAGCTCTACAGATTTAAGTCCAAAGGCAGTTCTGTATGAAATAGTAAATAGGTTAAATCAAGATACTAATACAATTCAAACTCGTATTGATAACGATAAGTTAACATATGATCTCGCCCGTGATACTATGGTTGATATGGAACTGGCAGGATTTGTCGATAGTGCAAGACAAACATCAGACCATTTTCGATGGTTGATCAAAAATAAGATCGGAACAGGTGGCTCAACTGGATTAGGAATTTTGATTTTAAATGAAAGCTCTAGCTCTAGTTCTTCAAGTAGCTCCAGTTCTTCAAGTATCTCCAGTTCCTCTAGCTCCAGTTCAAGCTCTAGTCCTAGTACAAGTTCTTCTAGTTCAAGCTAAATAGGTTAATGTAATGGCAACAAATAGATACATAGACCTCGATCTTGATTTTAAAAAGCATCCCGTCACAAAGGACATTGTAGTTCTGAAGGATGAGAATGCTGTCAAGCGTGCATTGAGAAATCTTGTACTTCTGAATCACTATGATGTTCGATTTCATCCAGAAATTGGAACTGGGGTCAGAGCATTACTATTCGATATCGTAAGTCCTGCACATTCAATTAGTTTGCGAAAGGTCATTAGTGATGCCATTAAAAACTTTGAACCACGGGTAGAGCTAATCGATGTTCAAGTTGTGGCTCGATTAGCACATAACGAATATGAGGTAACGATTCGATTTAGAGTGATTAATACACAAGAGCCAGCAACATTAACACTAGCATTGCAGAGGATTCGTTAAATGGCAACTCAACCAACAATCTCTATTTCTGATGTTGAATTTGATGATATCAAAGATAGTTTAAAGAATTATTTACGATCACAAGATGAGTTCGTAGATTATGATTTTGAGGGAGCGGGTCTTAGTATTTTGCTAAACATTTTAGCATATAATACACACTATATGGCATACTATATAAATATGCTTGCAAACGAATCATTTCTTGATAGTGCGCAAGTCAGAAATTCTATTGTATCACATGCCAAGCATGTTAATTATACCCCACAATCAAGACGCGCTGCCGATGCCGTAGTAAATATAACGGTTACACCAATTCTCGGTGATGAACCCAGTAGCATTACAATTCCAAAAGATAGTATGTTTACAGCATCGAAGGATGGTACTAGCTATGTTTTCTATAATCGCTCATCTCTTATAATCACAAAAGACAGTGATGATAACTATATCTCAACAGGTGCAACAATTACGGAAGGTACTCCACTATCCTTCATCTATACAGTTAATAACCAAGACCCAGATCAAAAATTCATCATCCCAGAAAATACAGTAGACACGACATCTTTGATAGTTAAGGTAATACCAACCTTAAATGATGTTAATGATCCAGAAACGATCTATTCTTTATCTACCGACTTAACTACACTAACATCGACATCTCAAGTCTATTTCCTTCAAGAGGTGGATGGGGGAAAGTTTGAGGTGGTGTTTGGTGATGATGTAATTGGAAAGAAACCAGCAAGTAATCAACTTATCTTTCTCGATTATATGACAACTAATGGTCTGCTTGCTAATAATATTGGTTCTGCTGACACTCCCAATACGCCAACATTTAGTGCAACCGTAGACGCTGAATATACATTCGATGGTCAAGGCAAATTTACATCGGATGTTGACGTAGAAGTATCAAGCGCATCATTTGGAGGAGCAGTTGCAGAATCTAATGCATCAATTCGATTCCTTGCACCAAAAGCTTATGAAGCACAGTCTCGTAGTGTAACCGCACTCGATTATCAGACAAATATTATTGATGCTTTTCCTGATGCCGAGTCTGTGATTGCGTGGGGAGGCGAAGATAATGATCCTCCAATCTATGGAAAGGTATTTGTATCTGTTAAGCCAAAGAGTGGTGTTATCCTATCAGATGCAGCTAAAGATGATATCATTAACAACGTATTGAAACCAAAGAATCTGGTTACAGTTATTCCAGAGATTGTCGATCCAGACTTTACATATATCCTACCAACTATCGAAGTGATCTATGACAGTAGACTAACCACAAAAACAAGTGCGACTTTGGTAACGAATGTTACCAATACGATTAAAAATTATAATAATACGGAACTTGAAAAATTTGAAAAGACACTACGATACTCTAAGTTATTAAAAGATATTGATGATACAGATACGGCAATTCTGCACAATAGAACAGCAATCAAGGTACAGAAACGATTTAAACCAGATACCAGCAATAGAGCAACATATACGTTCAAATTTAACAACGCATTTTTCCACACCGATGATGGTTGTGCAACAATTGTGTCAAGTACTGCATTTACAATTCTAGATAATTCTGCTGTAGCTGTTACGGCATATCTTGATGATGACGGCAATGGAAATATTCGTACATATAAGATCGTAAAGAACGTGAATACAATCATCAATGCTACAGCAGGAACGATTGATTATATTAAAGGAGAAATCATACTAAATGATTTTGCACCTTCGGCTTTTGTTGGTGACGAACTAAAGATTACAGTTACACCAAGACAATTTGATGTAAAACCAGCTAGCAGTCAAATTCTTATTATCGACGAAACAGATATTGCTGTTAGTGCAACCGTAGAACGTGATCCTGATAAAGATCAAGTATCAGGAACACCATTCCCATTTAGCTTACAATCCTAATGCCAGAGTTTTTTGACAAACGTATATCACCGCTGATTAACCAGCAAGTGCCTGATTTTGTGGCTGCTGATCATGGTACATTTGTATCGTTCGTAAAGGCATACTATGAGTGGATGGAGCAAGAGGGAAAGCTTCAAGAAGTTGTTGGTGATTTTGACAAGTATATCGATATTGATGATACGGTTGATAGTTTCGTGGAGTACTTCCATAGAAACTTTATGTCAAATATTCCCAGAGATCTATACAGCGAAACGAAGGCTAATGAAATAACGGCTGTCAATAAACGAACTCTATTAAAGAAAATTCGAGAGTTCTATAGAGCCAAGGGAACAGAAAAGTCTATTGAGTTTTTATTTCGTATTCTCTACAATACTGATATTGATATTATTACACCGGGAAAGTCTCTTCTACGAGCATCAGATGGTCGTTGGATAACTCCAACATCAGTCAAGATTCGATTAATGCCGGGTCAGGACATTTCAGAATTAGTAACACAACGAATTATTGGACAAACATCAAACGCTACAGCAGTTGTTGATAAGATCATCTACTATGATATTAAGGGTGTTCGTATTGGAGAAATATTTATTACTCCAGACAAAGCCACGGGAACCTTTACAAAATCATTTAGTGAAACAGGATTGCCCACATCAAGTAGTAGCTCATCAACTAGTAGCATCGCAACATACAGCACCAGCTCCAATAGTACTTTATCTTCCACCTCTGCATTGGATAGTTCTACTTCTAGCATCGAAACATACAGTACCAGCTCCGATAGTACTTTATCTTCCACCTCTGCATTGGATAGTTCTACTTCTACCATAGAAACATACAGTACCTCATCATCATTAACTACGTCAAGTTCTCTGACGTTTTCCAGCATATCATCATCTTCTTCTATTGTGACGAACTCTTCCTTAAGTAGTAGTAGCCGTAGCAGTCTATCAAGCTCCAGTCTTTCAAATTCTTCAAGCTCACCTAGCTCCCTCTCTAGCATCGCAACATACAGCACCAGCTCCAATAGTACTTTATCTTCCACCTCTGCATTGGATAGTTCTACTTCTAGCATCGAAACATATAGTACCAGCTCTAGTGGTAGTACACTATCTTCAAGTAGTACTACTGAAGTGTTGCAAACGAGTTCCTCCAGTAGCTCTAATAGTAGCTCTAGTACCGACATATACAGTACCAGCTCCGATAGTACTTTATCTTCCACCTCTGCATTAGATAGTTCTACTTCTAGCATCGAAACATACAGTACCAGCTCGGCCGGTACTCTTTCCTCTTCCTCCAGTTTTTCAAGTTCATCTGAAAAACAGTATATGGGAGAAACGGTCGAGGGACCATCAACAATTGCTCTAACAAATGTAACAGGAATATTTAAGGGCGGCGAAAGTGTTTCTAATGCAGATGAAACAAAAACAGGAACGGTTGTTAGTTGGGATACAGGCACAAAGATTCTTGTAGTAGATGTTGATATTCCAGGAACTGCATTACGATTTGCACAGGATGATGTGATCTCTACCACATCAGCCAGTGGTACAGTTGTATCGGTTTCCGTTATTGATCTTATGCTTGATATCTTGTTTACTGGTGTTGATATTAGCTCAAGAGGTTCTGGTTATAACATCAATGATAAATTCGATATCAGCGGTGGTACTGGAGCTTCAGCAAAGGCTGTTGTATCTAACCTAAGTAGAGGTCAAGTTACAGATGTAACAGTAACATCAGGTGGTTCTGGGTATACTCAAGGTGAGCGATTAATTTTTAATAATTCAGGTACGGGGGGTTCTGGTGCATCAGGATTTATTAATGTTGGTGTAGCCAATACGGTCACACTTGATTCTGCACCCAGTAGTCCTATTGTTGTTGGTGATTTAATAGAAACAGATTCAAGTGGTAAACATGCTGAAGTCTTCCAGTGGAATGCAACAACCAGAGAGTTGGTGCTTGTTGATGTAAACTTTACATCAACACTAAGTACTAGCTCTAGTTCAACATCAGAAACTTCAAAACAATACTCAAGCACTTCCACTAAATCGTCTTCAAGTTCAAGTTCCTCTTCAAGCTCCTCTGTTTCAAAATCAAGTAGTAGCACATCCACGCGGAATAGCTCCAGCAGTACCACTTTGGAGACAACTTCAGGTAGCTTCACATATAGTACCAGCTCTCCTAGTTCCCTCAGCAGTTCCAGTAAGAGTAGTCTTAGCAGTAGCAGTAGTAGCTTTAGCAGCCTTAGCAGTCTTAGCAGTACTAGCCTTAGCAGTCTTAGCAGTACCTCTACGCACATATCGTACAGTACTAGCAGTAATGATCTTACTAGTGCTAGCACGCAGAGTTATAGCAGTCTTAGCACTGACACTAGTGCTAGTGATACCAGTCTTAGTACTGGTGGGACAAGTAGCAGTCTTAGTAGTCCCTCTAGTGTGCATTCATTCAGTACCAGCTCCACTAGTCTAGAAATTTCCACCAGTTCATTCTCACATCTAAGCGCATCCTCTAGTTCAACTTTAGCTTCAGAAACCTCTAGTAAGAGCAGCAGTTCTAATTCATCATCAAGCTCTTCTAGTAGTTTAGATGGATGTCTGATGGATACTGATGATACAATTCTTGGAGCAACGGTTGGATCAGCAGTGTGTGCAGAAGGATTCATCACAAGCATAACTCTTAGCTCTCGTACTATTGGTGACTTTGCAAACGATCCAGATGGTGATGGAGAATTGGATGATCCAGATATTCCTGGTGGAAAATTAAAAACCAATTGTTTACTGTATGAGAGACTTCCTATCGTTACGGTTAATACTATAAATGGAAGTAGTGCTGTATTAGCTGTAGTGGGTGATGGTGTTGGTGGTGTTGATAAAATTAAAGTTCTTAACTTTGGAGCAATCTATAATGATCCACCAACTGTTGACTTCAGTAATATTGGAAATGGAGACTGTATCGGTACAGCAGAAATTGGTGTGGTTGCAGATTACTCAGGATTCTGGAAAACCACAGACGGAAGAATAAGCTCTGATAAGGTGCTACAAGACAACTTGTATTATCAGGCATTCTCTTATGTAATTAAGTCAGATCAGTTGATCAGTGACTATGCTACGACACTAAAAAAATTAGCCCATCCGGCCGGACTTGCTTTTTTTGGTCAGTTCTTAAAGAGTGTATGTATTGATTCATCAAAGGTAGAAATGGATGGTGATCCATATACTTGTAGACAGCCAATTATTCAAGAGTATCGAAATTACGAGATTCGATCTACGGAAGCACCCTACCCTATTGATCCTGGTGATGGACTCCCCCGTCCTAAGCCCCATCCCAATTCACAAGATAATAGGAATATCCCCGCTGGAGTAGCATTTAAGGATATTAAACTAAGAGACTTTATGCCGTTATGCGCGCCCGCAGGTGGATGTCCAGAAAATTCATCAAGCTCCAGTTCCAGCGAATCGAATTCAAGCAATTCATCACTGAGTTCTTCCAGCACCTACGATAAATAATGTACAGGAAAAATTATGGCTTGTAATATTATTACCCCAAAACATAAAACTACTAATGGACAGAATTTTATTTCTGCACTAGATAGCGATCAACTATACTTTTTTATCGGTAGAATAGAAACATGGGGGGGTTCAGATGTCGCTCCCAGTGCAGCACCAACATTTTCTGTTGATGATGAGTTTACTTCTTGGCGTAAGATATATGCTTTAAAACGAATCACAACCGATGATATCAGTTTAGTTACCAAGCGATTTAATTGGACAAGTGGTACAGTATATGATCGATATGACCATGACGATACCGCGCTATATGGTGGTGGTGACGCTGGTGGACCAAAAGATTTCTATGTTCTGGAAACTACAAATGATCGAGTATTCAAGTGTCTAAACAATGCTAGTGGAGCAACTTCAACCAATAGACCAGAAGGTACTGAAAGCTCTGGCGTATTCAGTGGATCAAGTGATAGTTATAAGTGGATTTTTCTATATGATTTAACCGATGCACAAATAAAATTTCTGACAAATGATTGGTTACCAGTTCGTGAATTAAATTCAGATGATTTTACTCGACAATGGACTGCACAACAAACTGCTGTTGATGGTACAGTAGATATTGTTGATATTACAGCAGCAGGTTCAGGATATACAAATGGTGATTATTCAGTAGATGTAGATGCTCTAAACAGTGATGGTACAGGATTTGCAGCAACCGCAACTGTCTCTGGTGGAGCAGTTACGGCTATATTAGTTACGGCTCCCGGTAAAGATTACACACGACTTTCGATCTCTATGCCAACTGCGGCCGGTGGGTCTGATGCCACCTTTGCTCCTATCTTCTCACCAAAAGGTGGTCATGCTTCAAATGCTGTTAGAGAGTTACAGCCGCCCTCACTGATGATTCATGTTGAACTTCAGCAAGATGAGGGTGGGACATTCTCAACAGCTAACGACTTTCGATTTTTTGGCATCATTCGCAATCCACAGATAATCGATTCAGATACAACCTCTGACACATATAATAAACCAATCAATGCTACTGGAGAATCATATAGCCAAACCCAAGACTTAACGGTTACTTTGACAACACCTAGTACGAATTTTACAAAAGACGAAGAAGTATTTGTAGGAGCTGATTTAGCCAATTCTACAGCAAAGGGAAGGGTGGTCGAATGGAACAATACCACAAATATTCTGAAGCTGGTTGATACGTATGGATCGTTTGCTGTGGACGATACTATTAAAGATAATGGTGGTGATGGAATAACGGCTACAATTTCCAGCATAAATAGTGCTGATTTAGTACCTTATTCGGGAGATATTCTATACATAGAGAATACTAATCCCATCACGCGCGAACCAAATCAGACTGAGCAAATAAACATCATTATTAATTTTTAGGATAGACTATGCCACAAGCTACGAACCTTAATACCGACCCGTACTATGATGATTTTGATGTAGATAAAAAGTTTCATCGTATCTTATATCGTCC